GGCAGGTTTAAGCACATGCTGCCAGGTGCATCCGGTGCGTTGAAGGGCTTGGTGTCCCCTTAGCACGCCGGAGCCAATTTATTCTCAGGCCAGGAGATAACCCGCAGGTACAGGCTTGATGAGCCATTTCCAGCAAGTTGTAATGTTACGAACCTTACAACTGCATCCCAGGGCGGGGACAAATAACGCTTGTCAAGCGGACTTTCAGGAATCATGGGTAACGTTTATCTCAGCATTTATTATACCTTCGTTCGTAAATCCAGTATAACCTGATCCACCATAAAAGCCAGTGGCTTATGAGACCACTGGCTTAGAGTACGGGTTTATTACATACTCATTCCCATCATCGATCTGGTGAGTGATGATGCAGCCCCTCCACTGCCTGGCGCAAGATAGTTTGCTGCCATCCCAGCCATAGCAGGTGCGGTACTAGAGAAGGATGATCTCAAAGCACCGTAGATCTCGGTGAAGAAACCTTTGACTGAAGGGCGTGTGCGTCTAGCAGCCATTTTAGAGCGTGCTGACGTGACTGCGGCAAGGCCAATCGGGTCGGAATCTGACGGCGATTGGTTGGTAGCGGTATTGTTAACCACTTCCCAATGCCAGACCATCTCCCATGCAAACTGATTCGCATCAGTAGACATGAAAGCAATGACTATAGGCTCCATACGTGAGGAGTTTGCGGGGTAGTAAGCCGACTCGCTATAATCAAAGTCTGATTGCTGTTTTGGTGTCCAGCAAATGGTGTGCCAGTTCCTATCCACAACCTCTACACGGGTGTTTTGTGACGACACGATATCATTGAAGGTAATCGTATCGTTGTACATCGTGTTGTTATTGGTTGAAGAGTGTAGATAGTACTGCCCACCAAGTTGGTCTTGAGTCCCAATATATCGAATACGGAGACCAGCAGCCACCATGCGCCATTGAGACCCGAGTGGGGTGTCAGACGACGCAATTGTTATGGCATTGGGCAAGGTGGCAGGGAAAGTTGGTTCCGAGACACCAGTGTCTGCATCTGCCCAGCCATCTGTTCCAGCGTTTGCGAAGCTAGTACCAGAGTAGTTGCCATAGGTAGCACTTGCAACAGGAGCAGTGAGTGCAAGAGTGACAAACCCCCAAGTATCACCAGCAAGACACGTTCCACGTTCAATCCACTTGAACTTATTGCTTGGTACAGTCTTGTTATCTGGGACACAAGCGCCCCCAATCGTGGTGAAGGGGTCGTAGGAGGCAAGTGCATAGTGTGTTGCACACTCTGAGAGCCTGGGTTGGAAAGGAAGTGCGAATCGAACTCGCTTTGCGGGTGGTTGCTTTTTCTTCCTTTGCTGCTTGCGCTTAGGTTGAGCCTTTGTTTTCTTCTGCTTAGTCATAGTAGCAGTGAGAGTCTTTCTTAGGATTGTTGAAATCTTCAGGAAGACAAAGGCTATGGTTGTCAGTTAAACCGTCGTAGTTTGGTATAGTCGATTGATTGACTCTGACGTTTGAGATTCCGTGGTATTCGTCCCAAGTTTGTGGAACGTCAGGTATCGTACTGAGAATTTGTTTGGGCAAATCTCTCAGTTTTGGATCAGGACGATAATTTTTGTCAAATTCGCCCGGGTAAACCCAAGAACCAGGATCGTCGTATTTGAATTTAGACTGATCACTGACGTAGTCAAAATTTAGTATGCCGTGCTCGTCGGAAATTTGTCCGTCGGCTAATTGACCGGCAATATCTAAAGATGATAGGAAGAAGTTCCAAGGATGTGATCCTCCGTAAAAACTTTGTGCGGCGGTAGCTGACTCGATTAGTGATTGCACTGTATCGAGAGCAAAGTATGAGCCGTTGAGTCTCTTCCTTTTAGGTAGAGGTCTATCGTCTGGGTGTACACCTGGATTTGTTGGCCTGGGCTTAAGCTTTTTGATGATTGGCTTTTTGCTCCTAGGCATTGCTTCTGCGCTGTTTGATTTATGTTTGCATAATGATTTTACCCTGCTCCTCCACGCGAAGGTATTTCAATACAGCGACCACCAGTTGGGGCTCACTCCGAATCTCATAGAGGAGCTGGTGGATTAACTCGGGCGTCAACACTTTGTGGTGAAAGAACTTACGCAGCACTTTACCAGTGTCGAGCACCCACGCTCGCCCATCCCGCCACCATCGCGAACACAGTTCAAATTGAGGTGGATACTCATGCGTTGTTTTGAACTCTTTTAATGACAATCCTATCTTTTGAAGATAGAGGGTTGGATCCCTTGGCTCGAAAGCTGTCCTGATGACAGCATCATCCCCAGCAGCCCCCACGTCGATATACATGGAGGGCAGCGTTTGATAGCCACGCTCAAAAAGCTGTTGCCAGGTGCTTTGGGCAAACCATGGCTCGGCAATGAGCGGCTGGAAACCATCCCAAGTTAAGCCCGCAAACAAAGCTGTTGCTGACACGTGTGAGTTGTCAGTGCTAGTTCGCAAGCCGCCTGAGCGTCGAATCGCCGTCAAGAAGACTTGGATAACGTTTTGACCGATTAGGAACGGTGTACTATGTATTAGAAAAGTCAACTTGAGGCAGATCTGGTGGTAGTGGGTATCTGGCTTATTGAAGCCACGACGCCTTTTGAGTCGCACCATCTCCGTGAGTAGGAAATGGCCGAAGGCCTCGCTCCAATCAAAGTAATTGAAGTCAACCCAAGAGTACCACCAGCCTGGTTTGGATGTCCAGGTGTCATAAAAATGTTGCTGTTGTTCGTCTGTCGTCATGCCCCAGCCCGACAATGTAGGTGACGGGCCTATCTTGAATGCATCATCTTGATCTGTGTATAACAAGCGCTCTAAGATTTGAATCTGAACGCCAACACTTGAGATGAGCCTAAGGCGACCTTGAGTGATCTTCTTAAGCTTATGTGGTTCATTCTTGATAAATAATTTTGTTGGGAACATATTGTCGAGCGCAGTTCCTAAGTCCACGAAAAGTAGATCGTGTATTAAACAACAAACTAGGACTATTAGTATTGTCCTAGACTGATTCACGTTTTGTTTGAGATCAGCATTATTGGTGACGAAGCGGGTTAGGGGGAAGCCTGGTGACGAGTGATTCTCCAGATCATTGATGATGTTCTCAATGTCTGAGATTTTCACTTTGACCTCACCACCCTCGAAATGTTCAGGGAGCTCGGTCTCAGGCCACAGGTGGGCCGTCTTGCCAGCTACGTAGGCATAGTATTTAAACTCTGGGGAGTCCCATTTTGTGGGGCCGGCGTAGGTAGTATGGATTGCGAGGGAACGTTCAGCGGCGGCAGTAGAACGCTCGGGCCATTGGTAGTTGGCAGTACTCGGGAAGATGTCACGTACTCTGAGCTCGTCTTCTGTCTCCCTTGCTTGGGCAGAGGAGTGGGTGGGAGTGGTGTAGCGACCGATTTTGGCTGCGGTTGCTGTGACTGGTCTAGCTTGCGTTGGTTCTGAACCTTGAGCGCTAAGCCATCCAATCTTTTCCCTAGAGTCATGTTGATGTTCGTGATTTTCGTCCCGAGCGCCGCTGTTTGCTGCGTGCCCTCGTTGACGGTCCAACTCAGCCGGGACATTTGGTCCGATAGCTGTTGGATCTGTAGCATAATAGTTTCCACCGGCGTAGGCGGTAAACCATTGTCGCCCTTCGCCTCTGATGGTAGAGGCAAGGGCGCTGTCACCGGCCCCGCTACAAAGGGCCCAGACACAAAATCCTTGTTGACTTGTATGTCCTTCGCAAGCTCTAGAAGCTGAACTTGGGTGCTCTTCGTAGCCGAGGTGTTGTTGGCTGTTGTGTCCATCTCAACATTAACGCCCACAGGTGCAATGGGCGGGTTGGACGGCTCTTCATCCCTGGGGAAAGGCTGCTGTATCTTCACGTATTTCCTGAGAGTATCGTAAAGCGTAGGCACATCCTTGATTGACTCCACGAGGATTGTCAATTCCTCCTTTTCCGATTGGGAAAGTCCACCGATGAGGGGGATCCTGTCTTGGATAGCGGCTCGCGCCTGATCCGGGAAAATTTCGAATTCCTCCTCACTGTCGCTCAACCACTGTAAGAACCCTACATAGCTTCGAAAGCGCATGGAGTGCTTAAGCTTACGCAGCTCGAACACAGGGTTGTCTTTAAGTGCAAAGTGGGCTCTGTCAACTGCAGTCTCATGCATGTGTGTGGAGCCAGCTTTGGGGTCATAACGAAAGACACTGAAAGTTCGGGTCCCATCGTGTTTCTCGAAGGGGCTTGGAGCACCTGTCAGGGTTTGAATTTGCTTGTGTTGCATCTTCTTGCCTTTGTTATTGCGGTTGAACGTCTTATTGCTCTCATACATAGCCTTACGCTGCGCTGTCTCAGATTCCTCAAAGTAGTCCACTAAGTCATCGTACAAGAACTTACTAGGGACCGCGACGTTACCGGAATGATCCGCGGCTTCGCCGCCATGGATGCCGACCACAGTTTGGTGTGTGCCACGCATAACCGTGAGGGGCAGCCCTGAGGAGCCTGGTCCGCTGGTGTTGTACTTGCCTTTTATATAGAAATAATCAGGCACAGGTGCAGCACTTGACGCATACCAGGAGTCGCCATTTCTCTCATAAGCGGTCACAACCTCGCCCGCCTCAGGGGAAGGGGCTAAGGGCATCGCTTTGAGAGACAAAGCCGACTGTACTTTCTGATTTTGAGTTCCATTACCAGTTTTCGTGGGTGTCAAGTAAATGAAATCAGCTTCTGGGCTGAAGTAAACTTCGAAGTCCTCTGGGTTGAGGGCAATTTTGATGTCACTTCCAGGCTTTTTGAAAGTTAAGCCCGACAAATCAATTAGTTTTGTGTTTGGGTCACTGAAGACATGGGCAACACTAACTAAACTGACTCGATTTTGTACTCGAACTAAGGTGGCGTAGCCACAATGACCACGGGTTGCGTGCTCAACGTCGACTACGGAGGGTGGTGGGCCCCCATTGATTGAAAATGCGTGGTAATTGGCCTCCCGCAAGATTTTGGTTTTCTCGCAGTAGTTTCGTTTGCCATCGAGGCAACTTGGCTTATAGCAATAGGATTTGCCATCTGCATCTGTGAAGTACATGTGCAGTTCGCCATTTTCAGTTGTCACCACGTCACCATACAACATCGTCGACATAACCATATCCACCGTCCTGGCTTTGAACCAGCGGCCAATACATCGACGTACACCAACAAACAACCAACGGAGTAGCGGCCACACTGTAGTGATGAAGTTGACCACAAAGTAACCCGTCCAGGCAAAGGATATCGCGGCCACTAATGTTGTAATTGGACCGACAATAGGTACTTCACGATAGAATCGTGCGTATCTTCCCATACGGACTGTGTGTTCAAATACCATAACAGCAAGCCCAGATAGAAGTAGTAGAGAAGCACTAGCTGAACCGTAGAGTCCCTGCCAGGTCGATAAACCAAAGCTATCCCAAGTAGGTAGAGTAGAGTAAAGACCACTAAACGAAGTGTTATTTGCAAACGATGCTCTAACACAGCTAGGGTCAAAACCTCCGGCGGCACCTCCATGTTGGTTAAAAACAGAATTGAAAAGGTTGAATAAAAGTTCCATACTCGCTCTTTTAAGTATCGAGGTTTATGCTCTTTTATTACAGCTTTGAAATTCTTGAAAATTCTTATTAAG